GCTTTGTCGCGCTCGACGATGAGCTGGTTCGCCAATGGGAGCGGGAGCAAGTCGGCACCCGATCCCACCGCGAAACCGGAGCTCGCATCGGGCGCACCCTCGAGGAGTGGCGCACGGCCGTATCCCATGGCCGCGCAATACTCGTCGTTCATGCGCTCGCACAAGAGGTGCTGACCATGCACGTTCTTTGAAGCGACCGCCCTTGCCCACTCTTTGGCGAGGTCGTCCATTCCGGGGTTACGAGAGGCCCGAAGGTCCTCGATGTCCTCCCACGAGCGGCCCCGTTCCATGCGCCGGTAGAGTGGCGCCCGAGCATCGCCGACCACCCGGAACTCGCGAGCATAGGCGAGGCTACCGAAGCTCCGGCCCTTCTCGGTGGTGTCCGGCGTGGGCGCTGCTTTGCGCTCTTCGCGAGCTTGTACCGGGGCGGTGCGAGAGCGAGCGCCCTCGACCTGCTCGGCGAATTGCTCGACGACGGCAAGCGCTCGGCCGTTGGTCTGGTCTTGGAGTGAGTTGAGAGCGCGGCCGAGCGTGGCCTGCATTGCCTCGAGCGGATCGGCGGCCGGCGTGGCTTCGTCTTTGATGGTCATATGTTACCCCGTGAGGCGTCTACGAATACCCTCGAGCGCCTCGGTTAGCTCTTCGTTCTGCTTGAGGTTCCACGCCCCGATTTGGGTCGCGAATGCCTCCATAAGCATTTCGATCGTTGGTAGCGTTGGCGCCGGGGTGGTGTCGCTAGGGCCTTGGTCGGGCTCTGCTTCCCGTAGTCGCTCCTCGAGCTCTGTTACCTCGAGCTCTAGGGCGTCGATAATCTCGACCTCTCGGCTCATTGGAGCTTCGTCGAGGTTCCGGGCGATAGAATGCCACATCCATCGCGTGAGGTCATCCGAGGCCGCTTCCGAGCGGCCAATCACGGCCTTTTTGTCTGCGTGGATGCCGACGATGCTGTGCTCGATGGCCTCGGCGGATTCGAAGTAGAGCCCGAAGCGTTTGCGTGGGTTCTTTTCAGAGCGCTCGACGTGAGCTCGATGGCCAGCCGGGAGAGCTCGGCGCTCTTGGTGCTTCTCAGACTCCCACCATAGGGAAGTACCCACAATATCGCCGACGGCGATGGCGTCGACGAGGTCTCGCCGAGCGGCCAATGGCTCACCGTCGCCCGTCAATCTGATTCGGCCGGTGCCTCGGTAGACCTTGGAGCCGCCATGTGTACCCCGGCGGATATTGGTCACCGAGCCGAGATTCGAAATAGCCGTCTTGCCGTGGTCGAGCTGTAGCGGGAGCTTCTCTGGAAAGCGTAGGCCGTCGATGTTGATGATATGACCGTCGGTGGCCTCGCCGTCGGTGGCCATTACCATATCAAACTCGCCGGTATCGGTGTCGATGGCCTGGTCGATCTCTGCGCTACGGCCGTATCGGGTTTGCATCGTCTACTCCTCCACCACCGGCGTCGAGAAACACCGGCAATTAATTCCGTTGTGAGCCGAGAGGCGACCACCGCCCACCGCTACTTTTGGCGCCATGGCCTTTTCGCCGTCTAGGAGCGTGAAGGCGCTTGCTACGTCGACCTGGACGCCGTCGAGTAGGTGGCCCGGCCCGCCGTGGGTATCACGCACCCGATCGTCAAGCGCGGTATTCCATTGCTTCCGAGCGACCACGCCCGACGCTTCGTAGCCGGCGAGCTGGCCGCTTGATATGGCGTGGCCGACCTCGGTGCGTGCGATCGTTCGGGATCGGCTCTTGCTCGCGACCGAATAGACCTTGCGAACTCGAGCCGCCATCTTCTCGGCGTTCTCACCGAGGGCGATACCCTTGGCGAGCGTGGTGCGAATAGACCTCTTCGTCGTCGCGTTGGCGAGTGTGACGAGCTCGGCGCCCTGAGCTCGCATCGTCTTGATAGCCGCCTCATCGAACGAGAGAATCGGTTTATGCTCGAGGCCGAGCAACACGTTCTCGCCGGCTCTCTTGTAGACCTCTTCTCTGATCGGAGTGACGAGAAAGTCGAAGAGCTTCGTAAACTCGACACCCTCGAAGAGCGCATCGACGAAGTCGGCCCGGCCGAAGCCCTCAACGGCCCAAGCTCGGGCGAGGTCCGGCTCTTTGGCGAGAGCGTCGAGCGTGAGGGCGCGTTGCCCGGCGAATACCTTGCGAAGCCCTGAGACCATGCGCGGCACGTTCTGAGACTCGAGCTGTAGAGCTCGGCCCCATGCCCGCGCCGGCGTGAAGTTAGCCGTAATGCGCTTGTGAGCTCGAGCCACGATAAGGGCGCGGCCCTCTTCGGGCTCGAGCTCTTCTGAGTCGTCGTCGGGTTCGTCGTCGGGTTCGGGTTCGTCGGGGTCGTCGCCGGTCTCGAAGGGATTAGCGCCGGGGTCTGAGGTCGAGTCGAATGGGTTTGGCTCGGGGTCGTCGTCTTGGGCGCCATCATAGGGCGTGTCTGCGAATGAACCAACCGGAAGCTCGCCCCACTCCACATCGTCGATGCCCCGATCGGCTCGCACCTGGTTTACGCTACGGACCTTGAGCGAGAGGTCCTGTGCCTCTTCGCGTAGCCGTAGATCCTCGTCCTCTGAGATAAACTCGGTAAACGCGATGCGTGTATCGGTGCCGAAGAGCGGCACCGCTAGTTGGTGCGTGAGGGCGTCGGCAATGAGCCCGGCCTGAGGTTTGATGGTGTGCCTATCGAATACGAGCCGGTTGGTATCGGCGGCCGCTCGGTTGGCGTCGACCACATCGCCGAGAATCGAGCGCGGCACACCGTTGGCCATGAGGAGGTTATTGCGTAGAAACTCCATCATAGCCCGCGCCTCTTCGACGTTGCTGGCGCCGGCGAGCTCTTGCACGTCGAAGCCCGTAGGCGTGAAAGCCGGCAAGCCCTGGTCTTGGCCGCTGCGTCGATTGAAGCGGTTTATCCAGTCGGCGTAGAATGCGTCCTTCTGCTTGGCGTCGGGCGCCATCGCGTCCCCGGTGGCCTTGAGTACGATCTTGGGCGTGGCGTCGTTCTTGTAGTGTTGCCGCACCGTATCCGAGGCGAATGTGCTCGAGTCAAAGTCGCGAGCTTGAGGGCCCACGATGCCCACGCCGGCGAACGGGTCTGCGGGATCTGGGTCGTAAATCCAAACCACCTCGCTCGGGCTGTAGAGCACCTCACCGCCCTGGCCATGGAAGATATAGCCGGACACCGGGAGCGCATCGCTCGCGAGCTTCTCTATGAATCTCGGGCTCATCGGCCAGAGCTCGCGAGCCGCGCCGGCGCCGTTGGTGATGATGAGCCAAAAGGCCTCACCGCTTTGCGTGAGCCAGTAGCTCGTCAGCTTGAGGAGCTGGCGCCTCGAGAGCAGCGGGTTGGGTCGCTCGAGCGGTGCGAGTAGGGGGTGCTCATCGTTATCTTCCCACTCGGTTGTGCCTGCTATGGCCCGCGTTCTCTCTTGTACCTTAAACTCTAGGTCCCCTACTCGGTTGGCGATGGCTCGGGCGGCCGTCGCTTGGATGCCTGTAAAGCCGTCGGTCACGAGCTGCGCGGCGCTGGGTTGCTGCTCGCTGCTCGAGATTCCGGTCCGAAATTGGCCGAACTTGTAGACTGGCGGTGTCATGGCCCGGCCGTGGTCGGTTTCGTCTGAGACCTCGGGCGCTCGCTTGAATCGGTCTAGCCACCCCATTTACGACCACCCCTCGACCGTTTCGAAAACTCGGTCTCGTAGTTTGAGCCCGGCGCCACCGTCGAGCTCGATCTGGATTCGGATGTTTTGGCCGATCTCGATGTCGGCCTGTGTGTCGGGTATCGTCCCACGCCATCCCCAGAACGTCGAAGTCGGCGAGGGCGGACTCTCTGGGGTTCCGAAAGCCGCCATGGTAATCGGTGCGCCGAGTAGAACATGCACCGAGGCGCCGAGCGTCGTCGGAGAGGTGAGGCCGGCCGTAATGGTGATGGTTCCGGCGGCGTGGTCGATCGAAACGATGTCCGAGGTGTGATATGTCCCATCGTCGAGCTCGATGTAGAGCGCATCGCCTACCACGAAAGCGTGGTTCTTTCCCTGCGTATGCTCGACCGAGAGAATCGTTTGAGCGGCGGCTGGGGTGGCGCTAAGCCGCGTGTCTTTTCGATCGTCGAATAGGAGCGCCACACACGTTCCGGTTGTGATTGCTGCTTGGGTACTGTCGTTGATGGTCGCGAGCTCTTCGACGAGCCAATCGGTCTTATACTTCATTGGTTCCCACCCGAGCGAGGCCGGCCCGTTACGGCCGCTCGCGTGCGAAGGGTAGCCGATACGGCGGCCACCGTAGATGGCCTCGACGATACGGCCGGCCTCGAGCGCGAGACACCCAACACGGCGGCCCCGGTCGATGGCCTCGACGATACGGCCGGCCTCGAGCGCGGCACCCCTCGCGGTGGCCCTGAGTCGGTAATTATCCCGGTCCAATCCACATAGAGCTTCGGCCGATGCGCCGGAGTCGAATTGCCGTTCATCTTGAGATATAGGTAAGCCACGTTGTTGATGCCGGCCCACGTTCGGAATAGATGGAAAGCGACCGGGGGGTCGGATAGACCGGATTCGTCGAAGGCTAGTTGGAAATGGGCCGTCATTCCGGCGATCGTCGTATCCGGTGCAACACCTGTTCCGTCGCCGAACGAATGCGTCGTGTCGATCGTCATCGCGGGCATGTTGGCGAGGGTCCCGGCCGGCCCGAGGCCGTCAATCCACACCGCGAGGTTAGACGATGCGCCGCCGGCCCATTCTGCAAACGGCATCGTCGCGTCGGTTGGATAGTTGGCATTACCAAACCCGCCGCCGTCCGACCATATCCCGTCGTCGGCAAGGTTCCCGATCTGCATACCGAAGCCCGTTTGCGCCGGGCGTGATCGGTAGTGAGTGAACTCGAGCATAACGCCGTTGATGGTCGCCCCGGCCGGTATCCCCGTCAGAGGAAAGACGTGGAACGTGGCCCAATAGGTATCGTTGCGCTTGGCCCCGGCGTCGGTCGATCCCATGATCTCGGCGAGTCCGATCTCGAAATTGGTGTTTCCGATCTTCTGCTCTTCGATTTCCGTGTCTAGCTGGTCGTCTGATAGCTGGAATGTCGAGAGCGTCACTCCAAGACCTCACGAGGTGGTAGCGAAGAGTCCCGCTCTAGCTTCGTGTCGGTTTCTCTTTGTCTTGGAGCGTCGAGGCGTCTAATCCGGCTCGGGATTATCTCGCCGAGCTCGAGCGGTGCATGGCTGAGGCCGATTCGCTTGGATGTCTCGAACCACGGCCCAAGATCGACCACCCTCCCGCTGCGTAGATTCGAATCGAAAGCGAGCTCCCACTCCACGATGTCTAGGACGCGGCCGGTTTCTAGCCTGAGGTCGTTGTCGAGGAAATACGAGCAGACGAGGGCGCTTTCGGCGAGCATGTCTCGCGGGTTTCGGGAGCGAGAAGCATAGAGGCCGAAGCCCGTAGCCTCGATCCGTCGCGGTGTTTCCGTCTCAAAGACCATGTTAGAAATTGTGAAGCGACCCCACCCGACGCCGTTACGAATCACACACATGAGCATTAGTGGCTTGAGAGGGTCCACGGTGCCTGGCTTGTCGATCGGAATAGGCCCGCAGAACGTGTCGGAGTTGAAGGCGAGAGGTTTGTCGACCGCCTCGATCCACCGCGCCAATCCTCGACCGTAGTTGATGTCGGCCTGGTTTGATTGCGCTCGAGTGGCGGCCGAAGCGTCGATTATCGTCAGCTCACCGATCGTTACCGGCTTGATTCTCGGGTTCACTATCGGCGCCGCTTTGCGGGTAGAGGTCGTCCCATGATACCCCCGGCGCTAGTGCGAGCTCGGCGTATGCGCCATCGGCGGAGTCGACCTGGTCGTCGTGAGCATCGTCCACTCCCGAGAATTGCTCGAGCTCGCGAAGATGGTCTGTGAGCCAAACACCACGCAAACACCCGACCCGGCCCTGAGAAGCGGCCGAAGCATAGGGCCCGGCTCGTACTGGCTTCGAGCCCGTAGGCCGCTCGAATCGTACCCGATAGCCCTCGAGTGCGCGACCGAGAGCCCGCGCTGCGATCTTGCCGGCGCTGCCTGGCTCGTGTTCTATCACCTGGAGTGTGCCCGGCGGATCGCTCTCGACCACCGCTCGCAGCCGGAGCTCGAGCGGCCCCGGCTCGAGTTGGAAGCGCTCAACGTCCTCTACCAGATAGTCGACCGGGGCGTCGGTGAGCTTGGCCATGAGCGTCCCTACGGTCCAATCGGGGTCTCGGCCTGGCTTGGCCTCGGTGGCCGCGAGGTCCCAATACCGCACCCGGCGCCGCACCTTGC